AGAGTGTTACGACTGGGAACAAATTAACAAGATAGTTAATGATAATTACTGGGTGGTTGACGAGGTGTTTAGTTAATGAGTAAAAAAGAATTAATAGAAAGACTTAAGAGACATAAGTTATTAAGTGAATTGAAATGGGAGTATAGAGCTTACTTCTTAGAGTATGACCCCGTTAGACATGAATTAAGCATACTAAGACCGATACCAGTACCTATCTTTGTAAGATTAAAAAGGGACGCCAAAAAGTTAAATTTTAATGATATTAAAGTAGGGAGGCTGACTTAATGAATTATGTGGTTAAAGTAGGTAAGTTTTATGTTAAGGACTATGACTGGACACCTACAGCTGATAGAAAAATTAATATTGATACTATCGTTTTATCTAATGAGGTTATGACTGGTTTTACTGAGAATACAGCCGAGGTCTTAGCTAAAAAAGTTGACGGTGATATTATTGAGATTAAAAACGACACTACAGAGCTAAATAAGGACGTTTAGGGAGGTTTTTAGATGTTTGCTATACAAACTTATACTAATACTAAATGTGAGCTAGAAATGGCTAAAAATAGGTTTAATTTACTTATAGATAGGCAACAAAAACTATATTGTGACTACTTCCCTATCACATCTAAACCTAAAGAGGTAAGCGTTAGCTCAAGTAAGACTAATAACGATAAAATGGCTGACTACTTGCACGAGTTACACTGTGTAGATATCGGTACTGGTAAGAGTCTAGCTGAGGAGATAGAGTCTTTACGTGGTAAGATAACAAGACTGGAGGCTACTATCGACGAAATGACTACGACTCTCGCTAGTATGGAGGGTATCGAGTACTTTTTGTATTATGAGATAGTTGTAAATGGCTCTAACGTGACTCGAGCTGTAGAATTGACCGCTGAACGATACGCCAAAGACGTACAGACGATATGGAAATACCATTATAAGAAGATAAAAAGAGATATCCGTAAAATCGGCAAATATAAAAACGAGGGCTAAGCCTCGTTTTTTATTAATTGTTTAATTGCTACTTGTTTACTGACTCCTAAGCGTTTAGCTGTAGACTCTATGAGTTCTATGACATCTTTGTCGGTATTTTTGTTAAGTTTAAGAGAATATCTTACGACATTCTCTTTATCATATTTAGCTTGAGCTAGAGTGTTTGGTTTTGCCATTACTCGCTCAACTCCAAGTAAACTGGTTTATCTTCGTTTAGTTGGTACTCTTCTATAGTGTATTTTTTAGCTTGGTCGATAGCCACTCGTTTAACATCTACGCCCCAACTATTAAAGAATTGTTTAAAGTGTTCTACAGTATCGTCCTTATCAATAGTATCAGTAACATCTATAACAGCTGTGATATTGTTAGAGTCGTAGTAGTTACGTAATTCTAAGAACTCCTTATTTTCTCTTTTATTGTTACATAATGCTAACCAGCCGTCAGCGTATTTATCAGCGTCTAATTCCCCGTGTATAGTTAATGTAGTAATATCTGTTACATAAGCTGTAACTCTTGTTTCTTTTTCCATAATTTTCACTCCTAAAATTGATTTTATTTTTCTTTTATTATATAATGGTTAGTGAGGAGGGCTTAACCCTCTCTCACTAATAGGATATCGCCGTTATCATAGATAACTGATATTCCTAACTCGTATAGTCGGTATGCTGTCTCAAGAGCCATATCGACTTTTTTAATTCTTATCATTACTTTTCCTCCTTTCTTAATATAATTATAACATAGGTATGACCTATTGTCAAGTTTTTCTTTTCAAAATTTTCAAAAAACTAATAAAAGTGTAGTGAAAGTACAGTAAATTATATAGTATTATGTATTATGTAAAGATGTATGTTGAGGATACTCCAGTTAGCGAGTGTCCTTTTTTTCTATGTTAGGAGGAGTTAATATGATAAATGTTATTGGAGTCCTATTATCGTTGATAGGAGTTTGTACCTTTACGTTTATCGTGTTCGCTCTTGCTAATATGGACAGATTTTAAAGGAGGGCTTGGATATGCAAGTAATCGAAGTTACACCAAATACTAAAGGTGAAATATTTATAACTCTTTACGGTACTAAATACCAAATTGTAGTTAAAGACAATAAACCAGCAAGTAAAAAAGCTGAATAATATAAAAGGAGGTGGGTACTATGGGTTATAAACAAGTAAAGCCATACAAAGTAGGAGACCCACTGTCACCACGCCAACAAATCTGGATAGACGAGTATATTAAAACTGGTAGTCCTACAGAGGCTACTGTTAGAGCTGGTTATAAGGGTGACCCTAGAGGTATGGGTTATCAAAATACAGTTAAATTTAAAGAAGTTATTGAGGCTCGTAAGAAAGAGCTACAAAGCGAGATTAAAAAAGATACTATCGCTGAGTTAGAGGATATCTTCGAGTTTTGGACTCAAACATTTAACGACGAGGACAATAAGTTACAAGACCGTATCAAAGCAAGTGAGCTGCTAGCTAAGGCTAAAGGTGGTTTTGTTGAAAAACGAGAAGTTAAAGTCGTGGATACGGACTGGTTTATTTAATGGCTAAGCAATTAAACCCAGCTATATTTACTGAGTGGGTCTATGAGAACATTAACGACTACTCACACCGTATAGAGGTCTACTATGGCGGTGCTGGTAGTGGTAAATCGTATGGAGCTACTCAAAAGATATATCTAAAAGCGTTAAAGTATAAACGCAAAGTACTGGTTATCCGTAAGATACAGCGTACTATTAAAGACTCTATATGGAGCTTAATAGTATCTCATTTATCCTCTAGTGGATATTATGAGGCGTGTAGAATAAATAGAAGTGACTACGAGATAGAGCTACCTAATGGCTCTATTTTTTTGTTTAAAGGTTTAGACGACCCAGAAAAAATCAAATCTATTGACGGTATAACAGATATCGTAATAGAAGAGGCTACAGAGTTAACTGAGGACGACTTTACTCAGTTAAATCTACGTTTAAGAGCTAAGGCACCTAACTTACAGATATATTTAATGTTTAACCCTATTTCTAAAAAGAACTGGGTTTACGATTATTTCTTTGTTAGAGAGCAACCTAGCAACGTCAAGATTATTAAGACTACCTATCTAGACAATAACTTCTTAGACGACGAGTACAGACAAGAACTGGAGCGTCTTAAAGACCGTAACCCAGCTTATTATCGTATTTATTGTTTAGGAGAGTTCGCTACTTTAGATAAGTTAGTGTTCCCTACTTACAGTACCAAGATAGTAAGTGAGGACGATATAAAAGGTCTAAAACGTTGGATAGGACTAGACTTTGGTTATATTAACGACCCGTCAGCTATTGTATGGGGCTTTATAGACCAAGTTAATAAAAAGATATACGTCGCTGGTGAGTACGTAAGGCGAGGTATGAAAAATAACGAGATAGCTGAGACAATGATAGACCTCGGTCTACATAAAGATAAATCGTTTGGAGATAGTGCTGAGCCTAAATCTATAGACGAGATTAAATCAGCTGGAGTCAATATCGACCCTACCGTTAAAGGTAAGGACAGTATTATCCACGGTATCCAATGGATACAACAATACGAGCTAGTTATCGACGAGAGATGTTTTAAAGTAATCGAGGAGTTAGATAATTACACGTGGAAAAAAGATAAAAAGACTGGTGAGTACATAAATGAGCCAGTAGATACATTTAACCATACTATAGACGCTATACGTTATGGCTTAAATAATTACATAAAAGGAACTAAGACTCCTACGGTGGTTAAGAAACCGATAGGACTATAATTTTTAACAAAAATAAAGAGGAGGTGTAAGATGTATACTTTACCTAAAGATACAAAAATAACTTATCAAATATTAAATGACGTTATTAGTTATAACGAAAAATATAAAGATAGATACAAGATGTTAGAAAACTATTATCTTGGTAAGCACGATATAACTACTCGTCTTAAAGACGATAGATTAAAAAATAATAAAGTAATGGTAAATCACGCTAAATATATTACTGATACTAATGTAGGTTATTTACTTGGTAACCCAGTAGAATATCAAGCAAGCGAGGGACACGATATCGAGGCTGTATTAGACGCTTATAAGAAACAAACTATAAACGACTTAGACAGTGAGATAGCTAAAGACGTGTCTGTTTTTGGTTGTCAGTATGAGTACATATATGTTAATGAGGACGCTGAGCCTCGTAGCTGCGAGATAGATAATAAAAACTGTATTATCGTATACGACGATACAGTAGAACATAACAAACTCTTCGGTCTTATTTATAGAGAGATTAAAGAGGGAGAAACTTTTAAATACTGGGACATAATCTTTGTAGATAAAGAAAAAGAAGTACATTATAAAAGCTATTCTAAATCACTTAGAAAAGAGGGAGTAGAAAAACCTCACGCTTTTGGTGATGTGCCTATTATCTGTTATAAGAATAACCCAGAATTATTGGGAGACTTCGAGACAGTATTAAGTTTAATAGACGCTTATAACTTGTTACAAAGTGACCGTATCAACGATAAAGAGCAATTAGTAGACGCTATTTTATGTATGTATGGTATGGACTTCGATAGTGAGCAAGCTGACGAGCTAAGAGATAGCCGTATGATATCTAATATACCAGTCGACGGTAAAATAGAGTACTTAGTTAAGACTCTACAAGAGAGCGACGTGGATATATTAAGACAAAATATCGAAAACGATATCCATAAAATATCTATGGTGCCTAATATGAGTGATGTTAATTTTGTAGGTAACTCAAGCGGTGTAGCTATTAGATATAAGTTACTTGCTTTTGAACAAAATATCAAAAATAAAGAGCGTTATATGGAAAAAGGTTTAATGGAACGTTTTAAACTATATAATAACTTCTTAGTTACTAGCTCTAAAATGAGTGAAGTGCCTATCGAAGAAGTAGACGCTATGTTTAAACGTAACTTACCGTCTAACGACTTTGAGATATCGCAAATGATAACTAACTTAAGCGATTATATTGATACTGAGACATTAATTAGTCAATTATCTTTTGTTAAAGACGCTAGCGACATTATTGAGGCTAAAAAACAAGAGGACGAAAGTAAACCTAAGAGTCCTTATGATATGATGTTCGCTGGTAATGAGATAGCTGACGCTAATAAGCCTACTGAGGAGCCAGTAGAAAAAGAAGAAGAAACCGAGTAAGGAGGTGTTAGTCTATGGCTAATAAAACCTCTAAATACTGGGACAAAAGAGCCTTACAACGTTTAACCGACGCTGAGAAATTGAGCGAGGAGCATATTAAACGTGTTAAAGACATCTATAAAAAGGCTTTTAGAGATATAGAAAAAGATATCCAAGACGTATATAGAAACTACTCTAAAGATACTGGCTTGGATATTCAAAAGTTAAAGACTCTTTTAAGTGCTAAAGAAACTGATAAGGTTTGGAAAACTTTAAAACGTCAAGGTTTAGATAAATATATTAAAGGTAACTATAAGGCTCGTATAAGCCGTTTAGAGAAGATACAAGCTCAAATTTATGCTAAGGCTAAGCAAATATACCCTAAAGAAGAATTAGAGCATACAATGGCTTATAAAGGCGTTATAAACGATAGTTACTATAAAGCTGTTTATGATACTCAAATGGGTACGGGTCATAACTTCTCGTTTAGTAAAATAGACGATAATCTAGAAAAATCACTACTTAGTGAACGCTGGAGCGGTAAAAACTACAGTCAGCGTATATGGGGTAACACTGATATATTGGCTGATAGTTTAGCCGACATTATTGGAAGTGGTCTATTAAACGGTAGAAGTATACAGAAAATGACTAAAGATATCAAAGACCGTTTTAATGTAGGTCAGTATTATGCTGAGCGTCTAATAAGAACAGAGACAAATCACTTCCATAACCAAGCTGACGCTATGGCTTACGAAGAAATGGGAGTCGAGTATTATGTTTTTGTAGCGACTCTTGATAATCGTACTAGTGAGATATGTCAAAATATGGACGGTAAAAAGTTCGCTTACAAAGATAAAGTAGAGGGTGAGAATTATCCACCTCTACACCCTAACTGTAGGTCTAAGACTAGAGGTTATATCGACGAGGATACAGAGAAAGAGTTAAAACGTCGAGCTAGAAACCCTATCACTGGTAAAAACGAGATTATAGATAATATAACTTATAAAGAGTGGGCTGAGAAAAACGGCTTAAATAAGAAACGAGCTGATAAACAGTCTGTTAAATCAAAAGTCAAAGCGTCTAAGAGCGTTAAAAACGAGGCTAAAAAGGGTATTTTTGAGCTTAACGACTTACCTAATAGCTGGTTATACGCTGCTACTGATAAACAACACGCTGAGGTGTTAGTTAATTATCTTAATAAAATAGATAGTGACGAAACTACAGCTAAACTATATAAATCTATAGGTAAAATTAAAGATATCGATAAGGTTGAGATAGATTATACTAGTCGTAAAAAGAGTTTTAGTGTATTAGTTAATACATATACTGGTAAGGTATCACACTTAGAAGTAAATAACCCTAAACTATATGGCTTGGATAACCCAGCTGGAGCTGTACAAACGACTCTACACGAAGATATGCACGTTATGGACTTTATGTTAAAGGGTGCTGATAATACTAATTATATGAGTACCAGTTCAAGTGGTTTAAAAATGGCTATCTTAGAGGACGACGGTGTTATAGGAGACAAATCTAAAGAGTTATTTAACCGTTTCGATACTGAGGCTAGAGATATCCGTACACGAATATCTAAAGAAAATAATTATAAATACGATAACTTAAACCAACGTTTTAGTGACGGAGAAATAAGTTATAAGACATACCGTGGCTACTGGTCTAAAACTAGTCGTGAGATAGACGAATTAATAAACTATGAGATACGTAATAATTATAACGGCGTAAGTAGTTTAGAGGATATATACGACGCATTAAGTAAAGGTAAAGCTAAAGATAAACGAGACGTATGGTACGGACACGGTAGTAAGTACTACGATAACGGTGGTATTGACTCTCAAGCTAAAGAGATACTAGCTAACTACGGAGCCTTAAAAATGACTCGACAAGATTTAGTCGAGATATTAAAAGAAGATAAACCAAAATTAGTGGCTGAGTTAGATAAATTAATCGAGGAGATGTTAAAGGAGGCTAATAAATGATAGATAAACATTTAAAAATATTAGAGCTACTGACTCAAGTGGACGAGCCTCTTTTACAGTTCTTTGATATTGAGAGTGATAGATTATTAGATTTAAAAATACAAGTTCTTACCGATTTAAAAAACGGTAAGACGATAGCTGAGATACCTAGATTTTACGATATTCTAGAACAGTATCCAGCTGGTATGTGGGACTAATGAGTTTTTTGGAAATCTCGCTATTGTTACTCCTTTCTAAAGTAGATTTTTGTTTTTGGTTAGTTTATTCACAGGTCACCCCTTTCTATTTATAAATCTTTTGGAGCGAGACACGTAGTCGATATGAGGTTTAGCGACTACACCCATAATTTAATATCGAGGAGTCTTGACGGCGACTCCTCATTTATCGAGTGGACATATAGAGATATACTCGGTGCAAGACCGAGCCTCTCGACCCTAGAATAGAGGCGGTATTATGAAATATGTTACAAATCTTATGATAAACGAGTATGGTATAAAGCGTTTGGGTTACGACTTTATGGGTTACTCGTTAGAAAAAGGTGACATATATACGTACCACCACCTCATTATACCTAGACGACACGGTGGAGCGATAACAGTACAAAACGGAGCTATACTCTGTGGTAAATCGGCTCACCCTTATTTACATCTTATTGAGTACTACGATTATGATAGGTTTACAGCTATTACTAGTGAAATGATAGACGAGAATATTAAAGGACATCTAGACGTTGAAAATATACGTTATATCCACGATATATTAGAGTCTTTTGAGCGTGAGTACGCTGGTACACGTAATAAAAAAGGTAAACTTGTCATAAAAGAAGAGTATACAAGAAGATTAAAACGATAAATCACTCTTTAGTGAGATATAAAAGCCAGCTACCTTATAGGTAGCGTGAGATAGATATGAGTTTTAGTTTTGGTGCAGAAACGCTGGAGCAACTGTAGACAGCTCAATAACACTAACGAGACTAACAAAATAAGCTAAATAAAACATAGGGTGTGTATACAATGCGTGGTCGACCCTTAGTATACAAGTGTTGCCTTATATCTATCGCACGGTACTTATAAAGTACTAAAACAAGTCCAGAGACTAGTAGCCTACTGTTGCTAGTCCTACACTGGAATTAAGACGCTTATGGCGTCTTTTTTCATACACCGATATTTATAATCTATAAACACACAAAGGAGGGACACTTCCTTTTACCTATTCCTATCATTGGTTATAAATATCAAAAAATCTAGCCGACGGGCGTTAAACGGTAGAGAGGAGTTATCAAGAAATGGAAGATAACAAAACTAATACTCAAGATGTGGCTACAGCTACTACATCTAATAAAGAGGTACCAGCTGGTAAAATGTTCTCTCAAGAAGAACTTAACACTATTGTTAGCCAACGTTTAAAAGACGAAAAGGCTAAGCAAGACGAAACAGTTAAAAACGCTGTTGCTGAGGCTATCGCCGAAGAAAGACGTCAAGCTAAGTTAAGCGAAGAAGAGAGAGAAAAAGAGGCTAAAACAAGACGTGAGGCTGAATTAAAAGCACGTGAGGAGCAATTAACTTTACGTGAGAATAGAATTAAGGCTCAAGAATTGTTAGGTCAAAAAAATATCCCTATTGATTTAGTGGACTTTGTAGTAGATTTAGACGAGTCAAAGACTAAGGATAATATCGAGAAACTAGCAAAAACTTATAATAAATCGGTAGAGACTGGTGTAACTGATAAGTTAAAAGGTACACCACCTACAGACTTCTCTAATAATAAACCAGAAACCGACAAGTCTAAAACGATTATGTCGGCTTTTTAATGCCAAAAATTAGCGTTAATTAGCATTAATTAGCGTTAAAAATTATTTATTAAAAGGAGAGATGTAAAAATGGCAAGACAAGACGCACTTAATATTTATATTAATGACGAAACTAAAGATAAGTTAGCTGAAACATACGGCTCAGTTATTGAGGCTGTACAAAAAGGAGCTATCAGTGAACAAATTAAAAACAAAAACTATAGTGGAGACGCTACTAGTGGAACAGTAGAAATTGACCGTTTCGCTAATGCTACTGTACAAGATTTAGGTACAGCTAGAACTGGCGGAAAAGGTAATAGCTTAAAAAATAATGGTAAAGTTACAGTATCAGTAGATACAGATAAAGAAATCGTAGAAGAATTAGCTAAGAAAGATATTAAACTACACGGCTTAGCTGGTATGGCTGAAAAGAGAAAACCAAATCATATTCAACGTATGATAGCTTACTTAGATACTGAGTTCTTCGCTTGTGCTGAAAAAGAAGGAGCAAAAATCACTCCTCAAAAAACAGCTATCCAAGAAAAACTTGAAGAACTTATTTTATCTGTTGAAACTACAGTTAATGACTGGGTTGACGGTGTTGATAGAGACTTATTAGAGTTAACTGTTACTCCAGCTGTATATAGTGACTTAGAAAACTATATCGACTCAGTACCTAACAGTTTAACTGGTTTAAATGAGGACTTCTTCCATAGAGTTCGTATCCGTTCTAATCATAGACAAACTAAACCAGCTATCTGTATGATTAACGGAGCTGTAGCTCAATTAGTAACTACTGACGAATATGACGCTGAAAAAATACCATTATCAAACGATATCGCTTTAGAGTTATTCTTCTCTAAAGGAACTAAGGCTGTAATGCCAGACTTAATCAAATACTACGAATAATTTAACGTAGTATTTATACATATTAGAAAGTTATAGGTGGAAATTATGAAATTTAAAAATAAAAAAACTGGAATTGTTGAAACTGTTACAAACAAAGCAGTTATCGAACAAATGAAAAAACATACAGAAGTTTACGAAGAAGTTAAAGAAAAGAAAACTACTAGTAAACCAGAAACTAAGAAAACTGAAACAGAATAAAACCAGTCGATACTAAGGAGGTGTTAGTATGGACGAAATAATCGCTAAGATTAAAGGATACTTAAAAATTATTAACAATACTGAGGTAGACGACGAAGTTTTAGACTTTGTTATCTGTGAGGTATTGGATAGAGTTAAACTTTATTTAAACAGCGAGACTATACCTACTAATTTAGAGCGTATTTTATCTAATGTTATCAATACTGGACTAAAGAAATGTCTAAAAGATATGGAGTTAGCCAGTACGGACGCTACCGCTGTTGATAGAGTGGTTACTTCTATTAGTGATAACGGACAGTCTATATCATACGCCAACGAAGTAACGAGATACTTTACTATTGTAAGTGACGAGGAGTTATTTACTGGTTTTGTACCGTTGCTAAGTAGATATAGGAGGGTTAAAGTTGTTTATCCCAAATCAAATGAAGAGAGAAATAGCTAAGACTTTTTATGACAAGACAGTTGAGGTATTAAAACCTAATGTTATCACTGACGCCGAGGGTGGCGTAAATTATAAAGGCTTAGCTGCTATCGACAATTTTAAATGTAATGTTAATTTTTCAAACTGTAAAAAAATACAAGAAGAGTACGGACTAGACTACGAGATAGATATATCAGTAACAACTAATTACAACTTGTTAAAACTTAATGACTTGATTAAGTATCAAGATGTAATTTACAACGTTACTGATATTTTTATTAGAGATAGTCACGTCCTTATCGTTGCTACAAAATGGCAACAACAATAACTATAAAAAACATAGACCGATTAACTAAACGTCTCAATAATATAAGTGATATGGACTTAAAAGACGTTATTAATAAAGCTACAACTAGGGTACATAGTGAGGCTAAGACACTGTCTCCAGTAGATAAAGGAGACTTGGCTGAGAGTATACACCCAAAAGTCAAAAAGACTAAAGTGGGTTACGAGGGTAGAGTCTACACCAACCTAGAGTACGCTATGTACGTAGAGTTTGGTACTGGTGTTAAGGGAGACGGTAGCTATCCATACGATATAGACGGTCTTACTTTAACTTATAAACAAGACTGGGCTGGTATGAAAGCTCAGCCTTATATGTATCCAGCTTTAAAAAATAGTGAGAAGTACATAGATAAACTTATAAAAGACGGAGTTAAAAACAATTTACGTAAAAATTGTAAAGGAGGTCGCTAGTTATGTATTTACCCAAAACTGATATTTATAACAGTTTGAAAACATTAAATTATTATGTGTCACAAAATCAGCCACCAGTATTTAATGAGTTACCAGCTTTAATATTTAAAGTAAATGATAACTCGCCTAACCTAGACTTGGATAATAATATCTTGAGTCAAGATTTAGAGGTACAAATTGATATCTGGGCTGAGGACTCTGTGACAGCTAGTACAGTATTATCTCAAGTTGAGGAGACTATGAGGTCGAATTTATACAAGATGTCATTTTCTAATGACGTACCAAATATAGGTAATCTATACCATATAGTAACTAGATTTACCAAAGTAATTTAAAAGGAGGTAAAGATATATGGCTGAAACATTAAAACAAGCTACTCGTACAATGGGTACTACTCTTACAAAGACTAAGAGTGGTAGCGAGCAAGAAGATTTAAAAATAGCTAACTTAACATCTATCGGTGAAATTGGAGTAGAAAGTGAAGAAATTGACGCTACTGATTTAGATAGCCCAAACAACTATAAAGAATTTATAGCTGGCTCTAAAGACGCTGGAGAAGTTAGTATCGCTGGAAATATCAAAGACGAGGCTAATGTTGAAAAAATGTTAGCTCTTGCTGAGTCTCAAAGTATTGAACAATGGACTGTAACTTATCCAAGTGGTGCTAAATGGGTGTTTAGTGCGTTCGTTAAATCTTTTAAAGACGGAGAAAAAACTACAGACGGTTTAGCAACTTTTACAGCTAGTCTACGTATTAGCGGTAAACCAGTTTATACATCTAAATCGGCTTAATTTAATATGTGGGAGGTCGGTTTTATGCTGACTTCCCACTTTTTTTGTACATAAAATCGGCAACGACAAAGTAAAAGACGGTGTATTTACCGTCTCAATGCCGATTAATACTAATGAAATAGGAGGATATTTAAAATTATGAAATTAAATCTAAAATATACGGCTACTAAAGTAGACGAAATTGAACAAACAAAAAAGCTACCTATCGAAAACTGTATCGCTGATACTACTATCGGTAACTTAGCTTTATTTATCCAAAAGGGACTAGTCGACGAAAATGGTACTCACGGTGTTAGTAAGGCGGTAGCTATTTCTACTATCGACACTTATCTAGCTGAGAACGATAAAGACGAGTTAGTTATGGATATTATGGAGGCTTTATGTAACGGCGGTTTTTTATCGAGGGAGCTGGACGTAGCGAAAATGAGAGAAGTGAATTCGAAACGAATAGCTCAAGCGAAAGAAAAAATCGAGAACGCTCTATAGAAGAGCATAAATATTTTGGTGATATGTGGCGAGATTTAGAGGAGGACGCTATAAGAATAGGTCTAGACCTCCCTTACTTCTGGTCCCTTAACCCTAAACAGTGGGTTAAGTATGTCAAAGTATTTAACGAAAAAGAAGTAAACAGATTAAAGGAACGTGACTTATTTAACTATATGTTAGGTAAATATGTAGCTTATGCTTTTCACGACCCTAAACATTATCCACGTAAACCGTTTACTGAAAACGACACCGACTTAAAGCCTATGAGCGACGAGGAAATGGAAAGACAAGCCCGTCGCAATACTATAAAAATGGGAGGTGTTATAAATGAGTAAAGTAACAGTCGACGAGTTACAAGTATTGATAACAGCTAATACTAAAAATCTACAAGCCCAAATTAATAATGCTAATAAGACTATTAATGGCTTACAAAAATCTACTAGTAAGACCGCTACTTCTATGTTGGGGTCTTTTAAAGGTCTAGTAGGTGGTATAGCTGCTCTTGGTATTGGTAAAGTAATCGCCGACTCTGTAAAAAGTGGTATGGACGCTATCGAAAGTGACAACCTTTTCGAGACATCTATGGGTGATATGGCTGACGACGTTAGAGCGTGGAGTGACGAAATCGGCGACGCTTTAGGGCTTAGTGCTGTAGCTATGCGTAAAAACACTGGTGTTATCTACAATATGACTACATCTATGGGTCTAGCAAAAGATAACGCTCTAAAGATGTCTAAAGGTATCACACTATTAAGTGAGGATATGGCGTCTTTTTACAACTTAGATACGACTGAGGCTTTTAATAAATTAAGAGCTGGTCTTACTGGTGAGACTGAGCCACTTAAGGCTCTAGGTATCCTAGTAGACGAAAATACTATAAAACAAGTAGCATATCAGCAAGGTATAGCTAAAACTGGTAGTGAGTTAACTCAACAACAAAAAGTACTAGCTCGATATGTTGCAATATTACAACAAACTGGAAACGCTCAAGGCGACCTAGCTAGAACTCTAGACAGTCCAGCTAACCAGTTAAGAGTATTTAAAAACCAAGTTAGCTCTTTAGGTAGAGCGTTTGGTAACTTATTACTACCTATGTTACAAGCCGTTTTACCTTATTTAACGGCTTTTACTAAAATAGTAACTATAGCATTAAACACATTATCCAAATTACTCTCTAAAGTGTTTGGATACGAGTTAAAAGACTCTAGTAGTGCTGTAGGTGACTTAAGCGACGGCTTTAGTGATATTAACGCTGGAGTTGAGGGCTTAGGTGGTGGTCTAGGTGGTGTAAATGACGGCTTAGACGACGCTAATAAAAAGGCTAAAAAATTACATAAACAGTTAGCTAGTTTTGACGAAATGAACGTCTTACAAGATAACTCTACAGATACTGACTCTAGCGGTAGCGGAGGAGGTACTGGCGGTGGTGGTATCGGTGGTCTAGGCGGTACTGGAGGAGACTTAGGTTTTGACTTAGGTGAGTATGAGTATGGTCTAGACGGCTTAAATAACAAAGTTAATGAGATAGTTAATCGTATGCAAGAGATGTTTGGTAACTTAAAAACTACTCTTATCGACGTATGGAACAGTGAGCCGATACAAGCCTTTGTAGGTGCTATGACTACAGCTGGTGAGTTCTTATGGACATATTGGTCTGCTATGGGTACTACACTTAGCGAAAACGTAAATCTAACTTGGGGTCAAATCGAGGGTAATATAACTAATATTTTCTCTAATTTAACCCAATTATGGACTATGTTCTGGACTGATTTAGACGGAGCTATCAATACGTGGGGCGACCCTATTATAGAAAAGACCACTGGTGTTTTTGACAAAATATGGAAAGACGCTCTTACTCCAGCTACTGTGGGTATGACAAGTATGTGGAGTGACTTCACAGATACATTAGTAGATACTTGGGACGACCATGGAGAAAGACTACTTAATAATATAGGTGAGTTTAATCTTAAATCGATAGACTTGTTTGACTCTTTGTGGGATAACCTTTTAACTCCTATAATCGAGCCATTTTTAGACGACTTTGAGTGGTTATGGGATAATCACTTAAAAGGTATGATAGAGGAGGCATACGATTTTATAGGAGAATTAGTTAACGGTGCATTAGAAATATATAACAAATTTATACAACCTATATTAAAATTTTTAACTAAATGGTTAGCTCCAGGCTGGAGTGCGTGTTGGACTTTAATCAGTGGTGTCGTTTCTACAGCGATAGGAGTAATCGCCGATATAATTACTTATTTTATAGGTATAGCTAAAGGTTTGGTAAAATTTGTCACTGGTGTACTTACTGGAGACTGGAAAAAGGCTTGGAGTGGAATTAAAGATATTTTCTCTAATACTTTCGGTCAACTTGAGGCTATCGCTAAAGGTGTCGTTAACTTAATTATTGACGTACTTAACGGTATGATAGCTGGTATTAATAAAATAGACTTTGACGTACCAGACTGGGTACCAGTTCTAGGTGGAGAACACGTAGGCTTAAAGATACCTAAGATTAAGAAACTAGCTAAAGGTGGTATCGTAACTAGTCCAACTTACGCTCAAATTGGCGAGGCTGGTAAAGAGGCTGTTTTACCTTTAGACAATAATCTAGGATATCTAGATAAATTAGCTGATAAGATTAACGCTAAAAATGGCGACGGACAACCAGTTAGAGTAGTCGTTAATATCGGCGAAGATACTATCATAGATAAGATAGTTGAGGGTATAAATAGTAAAAACTTTGAAACTAATGGGGAGGTGTTCGCTTAATGATTTATACTGGAGATTTAGTAAAAATTGACGGAGTGAGCCTACCTCACTTAGTTACTTATAAAGTACAAAGAGCTAAGCTATGGAAAGACGCTCAGCGTAATATGAACGGAGATGTAAGAGCTACTCTTATAGGTATCTATCCTAAAATTACTATGCAAGTAAACTATACGACTCAAGAACAAATGGCTCAAATAACAGAGTTATTAGACCGTGACTATTTTACGGTTACTTGGTTTGATGTAAGACTACAAGAAATAGTAAGTACTAAATACTACGCTGGTGATTATGATGTAGAACTAGATAGTAAAAATAAAGGTAGATATAAACCGTTTGAGGTTAGTTTAGTACCAGTGTCAAAAAGGAGGTACTAATTTATGTTATCTATTAGTAATGATTTTAAAACGGCTATGACAAGAGATATTAAAGAGTTACAAGCGTATTTAACTGGTGATATCAGTATAAGAAGTGAGGACGATTTAATATCTTTTAAAGTTAGCTGCGATAGTGGTTTGTGTAAGACCGCTATGAGAAAATTAGAGGCTAAGTACATTGGAGAACATAATTTACTAGGTCAGTGGGTACACGTTGGTTATGGTGTTAAACTTCCAACGGGTGCCTATGAGTACCTAGATTATGGCTCTTTTTTAATTAGCGAAATTACAACCGTTAAGGATACTGGAGTAACTACTATTGTAGGTTACGACAAAATGATAAATACAATGACTAAATACCAAGTCTTAAATATCGAGTATCCAATAGGCTTATATGAGTACACTAAATTATTATGTAATGAGTGTAATCTAGAGCTAGGTAACGAGAATTTTATAACTAATAACGACTGGTTAATAAACCAAGAGTTATGGGAGAATATCGAGGGTATAACTTATCGTGATATATTCCAACAAATTGCTCAAGCTACTGGTACTACTTGTATTATCAGTAACGACGATAAAATATATTTTAAACCTCTTACGGACACTGGAGAGAGTAACTTATGACAATATGATAAAACTAAAATTAGAGCCTAAATACGGTGAGATAAATAGCGTGGTTTTAGGACGTGACCCTATAGTGGGTGAAGATGTTTTCTTAAAAGACGACGAGAGTATTGCTCTTAATGGTTTAACAGAATATCGTATCTCTAATAACGAGATAATCGATAAAAACCGTGAGGACGCTATAACTCCTATTTATAATGCTTTAAAAGGTGTTAGTTATTATCCTTTTGAAACTACTACCGAGGGTCTAGGTTGGTTTGAAATCGGCGATAATTTTAATATAGTTAATGACATTGGAGACGTATTTAATACGTCTTTATTTAATTACAGTATAACTATGGACGGCTCTTTAAAAGAGGTGTTAAAAACTACAGCCGAGACTAAAACACAGTCTCAGTATCAATACGCTACTAAGTTAGATAAACGTATTAAAAATACTGAGATACTGGTTAATAAACAAGAACAGTATATCCAGTCTTTAGTTAGTGATATGTACGAAGAGGACGGTCTTATTAATGAAAACTTTACAGAAGTTTATCAAAATGTAAATGAGATAGTTAGCAGCGTACAAAATAGTGGAGGGTCTAACTTAATTAAAAACTCTGTTATGTTCGCATACGATAACGACAATAAACCTAGCGACTGGGAGGTATCACACGGCGGTAAAAACCTAGCTGACATTAAAATGGAGCAAGGTTACTATGCTTACGCTGACGGTACTAAATATAGCTCTGTTAATTACATAAGAACAGTCGACAAAATAGACGTAATCGCTGGAGAAACATATACCTTAAGTTTTAATGGTACTCAGCCTACAAGCTGGGACAGTGGGTTTGTGTTCTTTAAAGACGACGTGTATGTAAATTGTATAGCTACATCTAGCTTAACATTTACTGTACCAGAGGGCGTAAATCAAGTAGCGTATAACCTACAAAACTCAGCTGGTATAACACCAGAGGATATATACAATATCCAGTTAGAAAAAGGGGCAACGGCTACAAGCTACGAGCCTTATGTTGAGGGTGCTTTAGTAATGACATCTAATAGCGAGTCGTTAAACGCTGGAGCATTAAGCGGTCACTCTTTTACATTAGAAAATAAAATCGTATCTCAAAAGGTACCAGTGAGTATAGGTAACACTTACTCATTTACTACTCGTATTAAGAAAAAGCTAACGGGTACTTGCTACGTTAAGTTATATAACGATAACGAGAGTCACATAATTAGTCTAGCGAGTGGTGAGGAGGCTTTCTATAAAGAGTACACATTAAAAGGCTTACAGCCAAAAGATACCTACTATATCGTAGAGTTTTATGGCTCTTTGAATAGTGAGGCTACTTTTACAGATAATATGTTATCTGTTGGTGAGTATGCTAGTAAATGGACTCAAGCTAACGGCGAGATAATGAACACTCAAGTAAATGTAACTCTAAACGGAGTTTTGGTTAAATCTAGCGTGTATTTAGGAGACTACACTATTATGTCGCCTTTAGAGTTCGCTGGGTATTCTAACATTAACGGTAGTATAACTAAAGTATTTACATTAAATAAAGATACTACTTATATGACTAAGGCTGAGGTTAAAGACGAGTTTAAAATGTCTCCTATAAAAATTGTACCTATGCGAAGTGGCGAGCTAATAGGCTGGGCGTTCGTAGAGGCAAAAGAGGAGGCGAGTAACTAATGGCTCAAGTAACAAAAGGAAGTTTTAATACTAGTGATTATGGTAACCGATATTTAACTTTTAGTTGGGAGAAAACTGGAAGTAGTACTAGTGGGTGCTACACTGATATCAAGTGGACTCTTAAAGGAGCTGGAGGAGGTACTAGTAATTACTATTATGCTGGGTCTTATAAACTTGTAATTGACGGAGATACTGTATTTACATCAGCTGACCGTATCCAGTTATTTAACGGTACGGAGGTAGCGAGCGGTACAAAACGTATCTATCATAATAATAGTACTGGAAATAAAACTTTTAGTGCTTACGCCGAAATGGCAATTTATTACAAAACAATAAATGCTACTGGTGAGGGCTCGTGGGAGTTACCAACAATACCACGCTACGCTAGTATAAGTCACAGTTTATCTAGTAAAACAGAAACTAGCGTTAATATTAACTGGTCTAGTGACAGTA